GTTTTAATATCATCTAAAACCGTATTATCTGTTGAGGATAAATTTACGGTTCCGATTGTATTAGAACCAGTAGGAAGAGAAGGCAAGGTTACAACATCAACTTGTGCTTCTGAACCTGAAATACAATTATCTATTAATTCTACGGCAGTTTTAATATCATCTAAAACCGTATTATCTGTTGAGGATAAATTTACGGTTCCGATTGTATTAGAACCAGTAGGAAGAGAAGGCAAGGTTACAACATCAACTTGTGCTTCATTCCCTGAAATACAATTATCTATTTTTTCTACGGCAGTTTTAATATCATCTAAAACCGTATTATCAGTTGCGGATAAATTCACGGTTCCGATTGTATTAGAACCAGTAGGAAGAGAAGGCAAGGTTACAACATCAACTTGTGCTTCATTGCCATCAACAACATTATCTAAAATTTGTAATGCTGTTATCATTATATTTTGATTTGCTGAAGTTGCACCCCCAGTAGGTAAAGCAGTTGAAACCACATCTATTTGCTGATGTCCTGCTGAATCACATAATAATGATCTAACTTGACCCGCGGATTGGTTATAACCTAAAGGAAGTACTCTTAATTGTGTTGACCCGTCCCCCATTGCTGTAGTGTTATTACTATGACCCGAAAAAGTATCTAATTTATCATTTGTTGATTGAATTTTTGTTTCTAAAGTATCAGTATTTACTTCTAATGTATCAACATTTAAATTTATTGAATTTGTATTAGTTTTAATATCTTCTAGTAATTGTATTTTATGACTTTCTTGATGGTGAAAAGATGTATCGTGTCTTGTTTTATGACTCATATATATAATTAAATTAGATAATAATTTTTAAATTTAAAATTTAATCATAGTAGAAATTACCATAATATTTTATGACTCCAATATTTAGCGGTATTTTTTGAAGTTGCTTTTCCGTGTCTCGCATAATAATTTTTTTTTCTTTTTGGGTCTCCGTGGTCTAAATGTTTATATTCTCCTAATTTATCTTTAAATTGTCCATATCTACTATCGCCAAAATGAATTAATTTTTTTTTTCCATTTTTCATAACATATACAGAATATTTTTTATTTTTTGCGGATGATTTAAAAGGTTTGTATAATTCCTTTTCCATTATTATTATGTACATTTTTTTTTTGCTTTCCAATCATCTTTATGAAGTTTAAAACATTCAAAACAATATTTATAAATATTATTTTTTTCTTTTCCACAATCAGCACATTTTGCTATTGTATCTCGTTTTTGTCTTTGTTTATTACATAAATAACAACTAGTGTATTTTTCGTCTATACTTTTTAAACAATATGTGCACTTGCCTTTTAATTCTTTTTTAGGTTTTTCCATATATTTATATTTAGATTTTAAAACTTTTATTAAAAAAATACTTTAAAAATATTCGTTTTTTTCTGAAAAATTATTTTCTAATTTATTTTAACCCTTTAGGGGGGGGACAACAGGGGGGGGTTATATGTGAATGCTTATATTAAATGGAGCAAAGCGACATTTAATATTAGTATTTACTCTCAGATATGTAAGTTATTGCCCCCTTGCCTCCTCCCGTATTAATAATTTTAATGGTTTCTAATTAATAATAAAGGAATAATTCGCTTCGCTCATTCAATCTTTACAAATAAAAAATAAGTGAGAACAATTAAAAATTTTGTCTAATAAATGCTTACTAGCATATACTCGGGATTAAAATGATTAGCATCATTTCAATAATAACATATAAAAAAAACCTTATGTTTTTATATAATGAGTGATTACGAAAGTGATTCTATACAAAACACGACGGAAAGCGAACAAGAAATAATACCATATTACAAAGCAAATAAAACTTCAATTAGTATGCAAAAAAAAGCATATTACAAAAAAAACAGAGAAAAAATTTTAACAAAAGTTAAATGTGATTGTGGACGGTATATTTCAAAAAATCAATTAGAAAGACATAAAAGAACCAAAGTTCACACTCAATATTTAGAGTTTTTAGAAAATGAAAAAAAAAATAAAAACAATATATTAAATTTTGATTAAATAATTGATTAAATTTTGATTACATCATTAATATACTCTCCTACATTTTTTTTATTAATAATTTCACGATTTTTAATATCTGAAGGTCTTAAACCTTGTTTTTTTAATCTGTAATAATTCTTTTGATATTGGCGATATTCCCAAGTTTGCCTTTTTTCTTTTTTTATTTTTTGATAATATGCTTTATTATATTCTGCTTTTGCTTCTTTATTTTTTTCATAGTATTTTTTTATTGTATGTTTATTTTTTTCATAATAAGTTAATTTTTTATTTTCTGACATTATAATTATTATATATATTTTTTATTTGTAAATAAATATTCCATTACCATTTTTTAGGGTTACAAAATATACTTATTTTAATTTGTATTTTTCTATATCAATAATATTAAAATCCTTATCCATATACATATCTTTTACATTTTCACTTGTAAAATTACAATAAATAAAATCTCTTTTTGAAGTTAAATTATCAGATAACATTTTAAAAAATCCTTTACGATTACCAATATAATTTGAATCTAATTCAAATAATTCTTTTTCTTTCATACTACTATTGTAAAAAAATATACTAGAAGCATTCGCACGAATTCCAGTTGCTAATTGTGAATATTTTTGAGTACTTACCATAACTGAAATATTATGTTTTCTACCATTCATAAATACACGGTTAAGAGCATTTTTTTTACCAGTTAAAGCAGAACCAAAACTTACATCATCTAAAATGATTAATTTCTGACGAGGAACTTTTTTATCCATCACTGATAATTCAAATTCATCAACCATATTATCATATACATTATTTAATATTTCATCGTTATATTCTGTATAAACTTCTTCAACTTCTTTAAATTTGATTAAATTTTGCATTTTAAAATCATTTTGTAAAGGTGTAAAAATTACGATGTCTTCGCCTCTAAAATCATTTCCGTAATTTTCAGGTAAACACAAAAGTGAAGCGATTAAATTTGTTTTCCCAAGACCAGAACGACCGCAAATAAGCATTCTAAAACTTATATCATCTAATTTATCTTTTTTTATTACAAAATCATCGCTTTTATCTTTCATTCTCCTAATTTTAGGCATTATATATTAATATATAAATAATTAGATTTTATTTTTATCTAATATATATTATATAAATGTCAAATCAAGATGAAAGAGAAATGGAAGCATTTCAACAAATGTTAAACCAAGCATCAACAACAGCACAAGGAGAAAAAGCAGAAGAAGAAAGAAAATATACTAGTCATTTAGACAATATAAAAGAAAAGTTTGCAGAAACTGTAAAAACTCCATTAGAAGCACTAAGCGGACCTTTACTTTTTGAAAATGCAAAAGAAATTATAAGTAAAGGAGTAAAAAAAGTTTTAGGATCTTCCGTAGATGCGGATACAACTAAGGCAGTGTCAGATTTAGTTGAAAAAGGCGATGTAAAAGGATTTACGAACCATTTAGTAAATAAATTAACAAAAAAACACAATGTAGAGGATATAATGGCGAGAGATTCAACAGAAACAGACAAAGAGGGTTTCGGGTCAATGATACGGTCTAAATTATCTAAAGTTTTAGGAGATGTAAGCGGAAAAACAAGAGTACCACAATTTAATATGAGTGAAGAAATAAATCATATTTCATCATATCAGAACCCATTTTCAACTGGTTTAGATAAAGACCTTGTAGATATGGCAACTAAAGGAGATTTAGCAGGAGCGAGAGCAACTTTAGGACTTAGACAATCAGCACAAGAAGCGGGAGGCACTGCCGATAGTTTTGTTAGTAAATTAAGAAATGTTCGTTCTTTAGCATCTGATGGACTCACAAATAATCAATCTTCATTTCAAATTGGAGATGCTATACGAGCAGAACAAGCAAAAATTAACCAAACAACAGAAGATATTAGAGGAAAAATACAATCAGGAATTGACCAAGCAAAACAAAAAGTGGCACAATTAAACAGAACAGACGAAAATGCACCAAATGTACCAACAGAACCAAACCAGAAACCGTCATTTAATCCATCAGAAGAACAAGCAGGGGCGGATAATATTGAAGATTTAGCGGGTGCTCATTCAGCAATGGAAGAAGGAGAAACACGAAAAATTGGAGGAAAAATATTTAAAAAAGCAGGTGAAAGAATGTTAGAAGTTGATGCGGAAACAGGAGGGGGAGCGGATGTTTTTGGAGATATTGCGGGTGCGGTAGTTGGTCTTGGGTCTCTTATTGCGGGTCTTTTTAGTCATAAAAGAAATTTACCCAAACCGCCCCCAATTGCTACTATAACTCCTACGGTTGAATTTGGAGTGTAACCCCAAAATTTTGATAAACAAATAGTTATAATTATTTTTATTTTATAAATATTATTTTAATTAATTAAGTATAATCATAATTATGACTAATAATAATAAATAGTATAAATATATAAAATTATTTTCTAAATAATATTATATAATATGAGTAATAACATAGTTAAAATACCGTGTAATGAATCCGCACCTTATTCACAAGCAAAAAATAAAATAAGTTTTACAATTCCCGAGGGTATGATTGCAGATTTAAGTAAATCATATATAACAGTAAATACAGATATTAGCACTACAGACACAGCAGGTACAAAATCAGTTTATAATATGTCCGCAACTATTCAAGATGATAATAATAATGATATTTATAATAATGTTGCATTAGTAAAACACGCAACCATAGATGCTTCAAGAATTGGAATGATTGAATCACTTAGAGATGTAAACCTTAGAGCAGTCACACAGGATCAATATACACAAGATGAAAATGATAAAATTGAAGATCGTGTAATGTCTACAGAACAAACACACGAATATAATGATTTTCCAGTTTCACCATACAGAGTTTTAAAATCTGAAGGAGACCTTGCGACAATTGGAGCATCAGAAGAAATTACCCACGAATTAAAAATTCCTTTAAAAGATATTTTTGGGGTTGCCTACAATGAAGTATACGATACTTCTAAATATGGACAGACAAAAATGAAAATGGAATTTAATTTTGGTAAATTAAGCACAGTTCAAGCAGGAAATCAGAGCGACCCCGTATTTCTTAACCAATCAAATTTAAAAGGAAATGTAGCACAATTAAATAATACTTCAGGCGGAAATCAATCAGTCGGCAGAGCAACTGACGATGTTCAATTGTCAACCGCTCACATTTATGATTCAGTTGAAGAATCTCCTTTTTACCTTTCACAAAAATTACAGGTGCGAGTTAGAACCGGAACAACTGGGGGCGGTGCTGCAGGTGCTACCCTTCAAGGAGCAATTGATAATTGTATTATTCAAAGAATAGACCACAATGAAGACGGAACTTTAAAATTATTTTTTGATAAACAAATTGTTGCAGCATTACCAACAGCAAATTCTGTTTTTGCGACAATTGCTGCAGATGGTCAACCGTCATTAAGGGGTACTGATGTTGCGACACCTGCTTTAAATATTAATAGTTTAGATTTAGTCCTTAATACTTATCCTAATCCAGCACTTGTTAATGTTCCTGAAAAATTAAGTTATTTTACTTATATGTCAGAAATTGATAATGCTAATGGAAATAATCCACATCGGAAAAATTATACTATTCCAGCAGAAGCAGTCAGTGTTATGGTCTGTTTTCCAACTGGTAATGATGGTATTAATTCTAATTTAAATTATACTTCTTATAGACTTATGTACGATAATGAATTTGAAACAGACCGAGATGTTGAGAAAAAAGAACAATTAAGTTATTATATGATTTCACGATATTTTGCGGATAATGAAAGACCTTTAAAATCACTTTTAGAAAAAAGAAGAAACGGCACCGGTGCCGACAATTCAAATATACCAAATGATAATAATGCAATTTTTAGTGTTTCTCCACAGACTCCAATGAGTAAACAAATGAATTTGGAAATAAACGGTGTAGCGGTTAATAGATTACATATTTATTCTAAAGTTCCACGAACTATATAATCACCATATTGTGTAACAATGTTTTAGGGTTATAATAATAATTTAAATTTATTAAAAAAAATTAGTATAAACATATTATAAATTAATGATAAAACAAATAGTATAAATATATAAAATTATTTTCTAAATAATATTATATAATATGCGAAATTATCAATATTCTATGAGTATTCCTGAAAATAATAAAGATACATTTACTAGTAATGATAATATTACATTTATGATAAATGGGGATCAAGATATGTCTTTATTAAAAAATAGTGTAAGATTAGAGGGTAATGTTAAAGTATTAATAGGGGGGGCACAAATTACTAATGAATTAGTTTATTTTAATCCACAAGTCGGCACACACGGTTTAGTTGAAAGTATGCAAGTTTCCACACAAAATGGATTGGTAGAAAATATTAGTAATTCATACCCTCGGTTGGTAAATATGAAGGAACAAGCAACCAGAAGTATTAACGATTCTCTTAATGGTTCTGAAGCATCAGAATTAAAAATGCCTACTACTCACCAAGTAGTAAATTATGGACACGGTACAGCATCTCACACTAATCAAGCAGGAAGTAAAATAATTGACCCTGTTAGTTTTAGTTTTAAACCCTTATGCTGTTTAAATAGAGTTTCCGCAGAATCTGGGAATCTTTCATTTTCTCGTGTTGGTTCTGTTAAATTACAACTTATTTTATCTCGTGATTTAGGATTTTTATTCGGTAATGTTGCCGGAACATCTGATTTAACCTATGAATTAACTAATGTTAAATTAAGTTATGTTCAGGTACCATCAGCAGATTTAGATAAACAACCGCAAATGTGCCGAAGTTTTGTTTCAGTTAAACAAACTTTAAACTCTAATGTTTCTAGTATTAATGCAAAAGTACCTTCTGCAGTTGATGCCGTTTCAATTTCATTTCAAAGAACCGCAGATGAAAACACCGTGAGAAAAGATAATTTAAAATTAGATAATGTTGATGGATTAACAAGATTAGAATTTGGTTTTAATAATTCCGTTGAAATGGTTAAATACCAAATTGAAGACAGAGGCGAAATGATACAAAGAGGATTAAATTCTTTTTCATATATGGGACATAACCAAATGAAACCAAATTTATCAAATAAGGGTTCTGGATTTATGGCAGGTCTTAATTTCCAATTACCAAAAGATTTAACACAAAACTCATTTAATACTATTATTTCTACTGATTCTATTAATAATTTAAATAAATACAATATATATATGTTTTTTCATTCAATGGTTAGTGTTTAACTATTTAATAAATATAACCCCAAAAAAGAGTTATAATTCTTTGAATTGTTTTTAGTATAATTATTTTTAATTAATAAATTAGAATAAAGTATAAAACAAATAATATAAAATAGTATAAATATATAAAATTATTTTCTAAATAATATTATATAATATGAGTTTAGCAAATTCTACAAAAATAGAAATTAAAGATCCAGTTATTGACCAAAGTAAAAGATTTACTGAAATAAGGTTAGAAGATGTAGACACCGTTTATTTATCATCTTCTTTAAAATTAATTAATTTAGGTTATATTGCGAACCCAAGCACCTTATATAATGATTTGGCAGGGGTTCTTGGTTCTGTCCGTCGTATGACTTTATACGATGGTAAACAAGTTTTAGCACAACAAGATGAATTTAATCGATATATGGCATTTAAAAATACACTTCACGAAAATTCTGAAAATGAAAGTAAAAGAACCCATTTATTACATAATGCGATGGGATTTAGAGTAAGAAAAAATAATGCTACAGGAGCATCAGAAGTTAAAAATGGTGATGTTTCAGATGGTTCAAGTAATACCACACAAGCAACCACAGATAAAGGCGGAGTTTATCTTTCTGACTGTTTTGATTTATTAAATAAAATGCCTTTTTTACATACTGGAGTTTTTAAAAATTTAAGGTTAAGAATAGAATATGAAACAGACGAGAGAAAAGTTATTAACCGTGATAATGCGACCGCAACCGCTACTTCTGATAATGTCCAATTACTTTGTGAAATTTTAACAGATGAAAATGATATTCAAGGAGCAACCGCCCAAGCATTAAATATGGTAGTTCCGCATAATGAATATGCCCACGATTCTTTTCTTGTTCCAGCAAATAAACCCGCTGGAGCAACAACTACAACCCCAGAAGTTCAAAGTGTAAATGCATTATTAAATGCTTATAATGGCAAATATATGAATAAAATTGTTTTAATGTCTGAATATTCAGACCCTACAAAATATATTTCTAGTAATGAAGTTTTAGGGGCGGGTGCTTTAGGAAGTCAAAGACAATTTAGAGCAAATTTTCAAGCACGGGTTAATGGTTCTAATGTTCTTCCTGATGGCGGAATTGGAACAAGTGGCGGAAAAGATGCTTGTGCTCAGGTTTTAGCACGGTTAGTTGATGTATGGGGTGAACAAAATAATTATTTTGGTTCTTTTTGGCACCAATTAGACGGCACAACAAATAACCAAGAAGACGGGGTAAACAGAGAAGGACAACTTGGATATACAGGGTTTGCAGTTGAGGAAAAAATAGACAATTTACAAATTGAGTTAAAAAGAAGCACCGTTTACGATACAACGGCACTTCATAGAACTGGAGAAGCATTAAGAGTGCACGTTTTTGGTGAATGTAGAAAATTATTATCAGTTTCTGGCGGTGAATATGAAGTTTCAGATAATGTATAAATTTTTTTTACATTAATAAAATAAACAGTTATAATATATAAATTAATTTCTAATTTATTTATATATGAATAACAATAATATACCACAAATTCAAGAATCTACCTTAATAGAACTACGAGAAGATGATAGTATAAAAAGTACATCAGAAAAAAACGGAGAATATACCATTCATTTACAAGAACCTTTAACAATAAAAGAAGGCGAGAGCATCCAATTAAAATCCGGTTTTGTTGATTCAGTCGCCGAAAATTCGGGTCAAGTTTTTGTTAGTGAAGAAGAAAAAGCGGTTGAATTTGATTTTTTTGTTTATCAAAGTCAAATTGATATGTTAGGAAAAGTTAAAAATGGTCAATATTCGGCAAATTATGGCGGTGTAGATTTTAACGATACTAAACCATATTTATTATGTAATAAAATAGCATCTGGACAAACTGTGACCCGTGTAGATGAATTAATTTTTACATTTGGTACAAAATTTCACGGAGGAAGCGGAAATTTACAAGGAGGTATTGATTTTCATATTAAATATGAAAGTGTAGAAAGTACAGATGCAGTACCTGTTTTTCGTTCTTTTACGGCAAATATTCCAGCAATTGTCCAACCTGTTGTTAATCCTACGGTAAATTTTAGTATTAGTTCTACTAAACCAGACGGCAACGGAAAAATACTTTTACCATTAAATATAAGACAGGGGAAAAGTATGTTTCATAATCCAGACCAAAGCACCAAAGATTTAGAAAAAATGGGTGTAACCTCTGCTTTAAAACAAAGCACAACAGATCTTCAAAATCAGGACACATTACAACCATTTTTATATAATGTTAAAATTAATTTAGAATCAGGTTTTTATGACCCTTCACAACTTGCTAAAATTATGACTGATAAGATGCAAGCGGTCGGTGCTTCTGCGACTACCGATAATCCTACTTTTACTCAAGCAAAACCAAGTAGTAATAATTTTTTAAGAACTATTCAAGAAGCATATACAGACTTTGGACTTTCAGCAGGAACAGCAACACAAAAAGATGATGGATTATTTTTAGTAAAAGCAGATGACGGCGGGGTTGTTTTACAGATTCCATCTACGGCAAATTATCCTTCAGGTTCTTCAAATCCTGTAGCATCTGCCCCTATTTCTTATATTTTCGGATGTTCGGAACCTGCGATTGAATTTGACGATGAATTAAAAAGATTTAAATTTTTACTCCATACCCCATTATTTAGTTCTTCTAACACTTTAGTAGTTAAAGCAGTAGAAACGAATAGTTTGGTACCATCTAATGAGTTTAGATATTGCGGGTCAGCAGGAGGTGCTATTTTAAATAATGTTTCTCCGCATAGTTTATTTCAAAAATTAGGTTTTTTAAATCAACCTGACCAACAGACCGCACAGCAATTTTCAGATAATTTATTGTGCACTTTAACACAAGTAAACCACAGTTCATTAGGCGGATTTACAAATTTAACAACTTTCAAAATTCAAAATTTAGAAATGTCTAAAAATCTAACTAGTGCTTATACATCAGTTGCTATTACATATCCAGTTGACGGTACTTTTACTCCCCCCGCAATTGTTGATGAAGTCCAGAATAAAGAGGGATCCTCCGTTATTACTTTAGAACCAATTTTAGCACAAAATAGTATTAATAATGTTCAATTACAAAATCCTTATTTTCTTATTGAAATTTCAGGATTTGATAATAAATTAAAGGGTGTTAATAATACTTTTACAAATATTATGTCTATTGTTTCACGGTTTCAAAGTATTGATAATTATACTTCTTTTTATAATGAAGGTAATCCAAGTATTCCATATATTCATAAAGGAAATCCTATACAATTAAATAATTTTAAAATTAGAATATTAAACCCAAATAAAGAAGTTTCTGATAATTTAGGTTCATCAAACTCTATTTATTTAGAACATATTAAATTTAAATAATCATATTAAAATGAATTACCTTTTTTTGGGGTTATATTTTATATTAATAAATTAGAATAAATATTTAGTTTTTCTATAAAAAAATAATTATATAGTATATTATATATGTTAGATGATAAAATTGATGATATTTTTATTATACCAGATGAAGAAAAACAATTAAGAATACAAAGAAAAGAACAATTAAGATTAAGAAAAGAAAAAAATAAAGAATTAAGAAGTAGAATTGCAAGGTCAAAAGCAATAGAAAAATCAGAACAAAAAAGAACTGTAAAAAATAATAAAAATGATATTGATGATTTAAAAGAACAATTAAGAAAAATTAGAGAATCCAATAGTGAACAAAAAATATTAACTAATAATAATGATGAAAAAAATGTTGAAAATGTTGAAAATAATAATATTAATATTGAACCCCCTAAAATTGAGAAAAAAGAAATATCAAAAAGTATAAATTATGATGATCCTACAATTAAAAAAGCAGAAAAAATGATAAAAGATGTAGATGATAAAGTTGAAAAACAAAAATTAATTCAAGTTTTAGAAACTCCCAAACTTATAGAACCCCCCCAAAGGGTTATTAATCCTAAACTTTTTAGACGAAGATTTTAATTTAAAAAAACATTTCTTATTTATTATAAGTATAAATATATTTAAAAATATTATCATTTATATTATAATGTTTATACTTCATTACCATTAAAGTACCGCCATATTTTTATTGTAACTACCATAACCATATTTCATATATATATATTTTATTATTATATTTTTCTAATATAATTATAATATGCCGTATCATACAGGAAGTAAAAATAAAAAAGAAGTTAAAATGCCTAAACCCATAATGAAACCTAAAAAGGAATTATCGCCGAGACAAAAGGCACTTATGAAGGAACATAAAGCACACCATACAAAAGAACATTTAACAATGATGAGAAAATTAATGAAACAAGGGTATTGTTTTGAACAAGCACACCAAATAACAATGAAAAAAATAGGTAAATAAATTACTTTAAATAAATAAATTATTAAAGGGTATAAAAATATAAATATATTTATATTAATGAATAAGGAAGAAAAAAT